AGGTAAGCTTTCTGACTTCGGAGATAATAATACTCCGGCTGCTCTTAAAAATGAAAAAGAGATAGAAGGAAAGAAAGTTAAACCTATGGATTCTCTAGAGGATCTAGATCTTAATACTTTAGGTCGAAATGTCACCGTAAAAGAATATAGATACGGACCTCTTAACCCAGATGATGAAAAAGGTTCAAAGAAGTTTTGGGAAGATAAAGCTGAAATGTGGGATACTACAGTTGAGCATGCTAAGACTTCTAGATGTTCGAATTGTGTAGCGTTTAATCAAAAACCTGCAACTCTCAAAAAGATGGCTAAAGCTATCGGAGATGAAGGAGATAAAATTATAAAAGAAGCTAACTTAGGCTTTTGTGAGTTCTTCTGGTTCAAATGTGCCGGTGCTAGAACTTGTGATGCTTGGGTAGCTGGCGGACCTCTCAAATGAAAAGATCAGAAGCAGTAAATATAATCAGAGAAGTAGTTAGAGAAGCTATTGAGATAGATAACACTATGACCGTACTTAGCGTCATAGACGGTAAACGTAATCTCGACAGTGAACAAATAAGACAGCTATTTGATGATATGCCCGGTACTTTCTATATTCACAGACACGAAGAAGGAGAGCAATCTGATAAAAGAAAAGTTTCAAGAGAAGAAGCATTAAAGTATGTAGATTATTATAATGCTCGATTGAAAAGAGATTCTGAAAAAGAAGAAAAGCTTGGTGCTGAACTTAAAGTATTAGGATTTGAATCTGAGCTATTATTTAGAATAGGAGAGTTTAATGCTGATCCTTCTGTATTTTCAAAAAACGAAAACTACGCCGACGGTAAGGTAAAAGGAAAATCTAGACCGGGTAGAGTTAAAAAAGCAGGAGCCTCATGCAAAGGTTCTGTTGCTTCATTGAGAGCAAAAGCTAAAAAGTACGGAGGAGAAAAAGGTAAAATGTACCACTGGTGTGCCAATATGAAAGGTGGTAAGAAAAAATAACTATTTATTTATATACGTATATAAAAGATTTGCAAATGACCTATCAAGAAATAAAAGACCGTCTCTCTAAATGTGAATTAACTTTAGAGAAAATAAGAACAGGTCAATACAACTCAGACGACATAAAAGAAAAAACCAAACAGCTTACTGTTTTAAAAGAATCTTATGCTGCATTGCTTAAAGAAGCAGAAAAAGGTATGGTAGCTACTGACGATGAGGAAAAAGCAAAAGAATTAGCCGATGACGGCGTCAATGTAAAACTTACAAAAGAAATGAAACCAGGTTCAGAAGAAGCTATGGAGCACGAAAGATTCAAAAGACTTTCTCCTAAAGATCAAGAGGCTATTCAAAAAATTAGAGCAATGATGCAAGCAGAAAAAGATAAAGTTTCTGAAGTGGAAGACGATGAAGACGGACATTTAGGTACTAATACAGATGCTGATTTCGAAAGAGAGCAACTTGCTCAACTTTCTACTAGAAACGAAAACGAATCTGAAGATACAGAAGGTGGAGATCTTGACGTAGGTCATCAAGATGACGAGCCTGATATGTTAAAGCAGTATGCTTACGATATCGCTACATATGCTGCAAAACTTTACAAGCAGTTAGACAAATACGATAAAATGGATGGAGAGGTAGACTTTCCAAACTGGTGGCAATCTAAAGTAATCTTAGCAAAAGATTACATTTCTAAAGCTCAGCATTATCTAGAGTTTGAAGAAAAGCAACCTGCTATAGATCAATTAGCTTTAGAAGAAGGAGTAGAAGAAGCTTCAGCAGCAGTTGTTAAAAAAGAATACGATGCTTTAGTTGGCAAAATGAAACAACTAGCTAAGCATTACAAAACAGCTGAAGGAGAAAAGAAAGAAAAAATTGTAGCAGCTTTAAAACAGCATACAGCTCGTAAAAGAGAATTAGAAGCTCAATTAGATAAAGCCGTAGCCGGAACAGGAGCAGGACAAGAATTAGATACTTCAATTAACGAAAGAGCAGGAGGAGCAGACGATATTATAGAGCTTATTAAAACTAGAGCAATGGATGCTACTGGTGATGAACAGGCAGAAGTTATTGAAGTTACCGAATTTATGGCTCGTCATTATTTTGGAAACGATATTCGTCAATTTTTAGAGCAGTTTACTCAAGAAGTAGGAATCGATATTGAATTCGGAGCAGGACCTTCACGTCAAATGCAAGAAGCAAAAGGAGGAAAGCATGTAGTTCGTCCTTGCTCGGCTAAAAACACTCCTTGGGCAGTTTGGAAAACATCTGCTGACGGAGAAAATGATAAAAGAATCAAAGGCTTCAAAACTAAACCAGAAGCTAAAAAATTCGCAGATGAAAAGAACGGATCTAAATAATCTTATATTAGAAGCATATACTGAAGTATTATCTGAGCTTAACGAAGCACCAGAAGGACTTTATTATATAAAAGTCGAAAAATGGAATAAAGCTTTAGTAAACGCAGTACAGAATACAATAGAAACTTTCTACCATCCTACTAGATTTACTGATATAGTAGATGATGACGGTGCAGGTAATGTTATTATGTATTTTCCTAAAGAAGATTTTGATCCTGGAATGATAGATGATTTAGAAGGCGATGGGGTGGACATTTCAAGAGATACTAATCTACCTAGAGGCTTAAATGAATCTCTTTTAGACCAACTATCAGAAGAAGAAGACGAAGAAGAACCTACACCGGAAGAACCTGCCAAAGAACATGGACCAGTACTAGAAGATGCAACAGATCAAATTCTAGAAAAATTTCCTACTCTAAAAGCTGCAATTACAAAGCTACAGACAGAAGATTTTAAGGAGTTTGTAGATAGTATAGATTGGATTTCTCCTAGACCAACTACATTTAGAGTAAATCTCAAAAACGGTCAAGACTATACACTTAAATGGACTGGAAGTACTTTTGAAGCTAACATTCTAGGTAAAAGATACTATATAAATAAAATAGACGATTACCAACAGGCTCTAGACAAACTTAATATCCTATATAAAGAAGCTCCTATGAAAGGCGCTGGAGAAGAAGAAGCTGGAGGAGAATTCGATGCAGACACCGGAGGCGGTGGAGGCGGAGGAGGAGAGTTTCCTGGAGATGATGCTGCCGGAGGCGGTGGAGATGATTTAGGAGGAGATGATCTTGGCGGTGATATAGGAGGAGATGAAGGTGGGGAAGACCTATCTGACGAACCTATAGACTTTGAGTCTGGAGAAGAAGGATAATATGAATGTAGTAGATAAACTTTATACGGAATGGGCCTGGAGAACTAAATCAGGTATACCGGATATTAATAATCCTGAAGATAGGGCTATTTTAGATTCAATTATAACTAAATTAAATCTTACTATAAAAGAAGAAGCTGTTATAATAGAAGCAGATGGTACAGAATATGATCAGTTGATTGCCTACAGTCTTTTTGGCGATACAAACAAGATATCAGAAATTCCAAATGTAAGTAAAAAATATTCTGTAGGGAAAGACGATAAAGTATCTACAGAAGATTTGAAAGTTTATAAAAAACTATACCCAGTAACTCCTCCAAAGCAAGGCAAAGAAATAGGTTCAGCAGGAACCAAAGGAGCAGGAAACGGAGAAGTAGCACTATATTGGCTGCTATCTAGATCCGGTGTCAACGTAGCAGACGGAAGAGGTAGCGATGCACCGGACTTAAAGATAAATAACTCTATAGGTTTAGAAGTGAAATCTTACGGTAAAAGAAATATTACCTTAGGTAGATTTGGTAACGATTATGATACTCGAAAAAAACTTGGCTATGTCATAGGGCTCGATGTACTTATCTCTAACTTAACTGGTGATCAAAGAGCTCCATCTATAGACTCTTTTAACAAAGACGAACTTATAAGAGGATTTGGTACTTTATCTAAATTTTCATCTAATAAAAATTTAAGAGCAGCAAGCCAAGACTTTGAACTTATAAAAGATATATATTCTAAAATAGATTCATTAACAAAAGAACTAGGTCTCGAACAAGGTTTTGCTCCTAGAGAAGGAGCTGCAGCTATTTTAAGACAGTTACTTTCTACTAAAGCTAAAAACAAACCTGGTGATGGAGGATACATAGTAGATGTATCTGAAGACGGTAAAATAAAGTATACTCAAGTAACACAAAGTAAAATAGATTCTCTAGATTCAGATACTATTATAAAATACGTTAGTGCAAACGGTTCTGCATTAAAAATCTACCCTCAAGAATTATTTGGGTAAAATAAGTTATGTCAAAAGATATTAAAAAGATAATCGCACAAGAGTACATCAAGTGCGCTAAAGATCCGGCGTACTTTATGAAAAAGTACTGCCATATACAGCATCCTACTAGAGGTCGTATTCTATTTGCACTTTACCCTTTTCAAGAGAAAGTTCTTCGTTTATTTAGAGATCATCAATACCTTATTACTCTTAAATCTAGGCAGCTTGGTATATCTACTTTGGCTGCTGGATACTCTCTATGGTTAATGTTATTTCATAAAGATAAGAACGTTCTAGCTCTTGCGACTACCCAGGCTACGGCTCGTAACTTAGTTACTAAGGTAACGTTTATGTACGATGAGTTACCTAAATGGTTAAAACTACCTGCAGTAGAAAAGAACAAATTATCTCTTCGATTAAAAAACGGTTCTAAAGTACAGGCTAAATCATCATCACCAGATGCTGCACGATCTGAAGCGGTATCGTTACTGCTAATGGATGAGGCGGCTTTTATAGAGAATGTAGATGAAACCTTTACAGCAGCTCAACAGACCTTAGCAACCGGTGGACAATGTATGGCACTGTCTACCCCTAACGGTATTGGTAACTGGTTTCACCAAACCTGGGAGAAAGCTGAGTCTGGAGAGAATAGTTTTCTACCTATTAGATTACCATGGACAGTACATCCAGAAAGAGACCAGTCATGGAGGGATCAACAAGATAGGGACTTAGGTCCTAAGATGGCAGGACAGGAATGTGACTGTGACTTTTTAGCCTCTGGTGATACGGTATTCGAACCAGATGATATGGCTTTCTACGAAGAAACTTATGAAAAAGATCCTTTAGAGAGAAGAGGTGTTGACGGTAACTTATGGATATGGGAAGGAGTAGACTACAGTAAATCGTACATGGTAGTAGCTGATGTTGCCCGAGGTGATTCTACTGACTATTCTGCTTTTCATATTTTCGATATTGAAAATGCAGTTCAGGTAGGAGAGTACAAGGGTAAGTTGTCTCCTAAAGATTTCGGTAACGTTTTAGTGGGGATAGCAGCAGAGTATAACGATGCACTTTTAGTATGTGAAAATGCTAATATTGGCTGGGCTACTATAGAACAAATACTAGAAAGAGAATACAGAAACATGTATTACAGCTCTACCAATAATATGGAATCAGTTGAATCTTATATGCATAAATTTGAAAGAGATAAACTAGTACCAGGCTTTACAATGTCTGCTAGAACTAGACCTTTAGTTATTGCAAAGATGATTGAGTATATAAGAGATCATTCTGTCACTATTCAATCTAAAAGGTTAATGTCTGAAATGAGAGTATTTGTTTGGAAAAACGGCAAAGCTCAAGCTCAAGACAGATATAACGATGATTTGATAATGTCTTGTGCTACTGCACTATATGTAAGAGATACTGCACTTAGGCTACGCCAGCAAGGAATGGACTTGGCTAGAGCTCAATTATCTTCTTTTACAAATCTAAATGCTCAAAATAAAGCAGTTATGACAAATGTTGGTACTACGAAAGAAAATCCCTATCTTACTAAGACAGCACATGGAGATGAAGATATCCGTTGGCTTTTTAAATAGACTATTTATATATAAACTCTAACCGTAATGGCGGATACTTCTTTATTTAGTAGACTCAGACGACTTTTCGCTTCCGATATTGTTATTAGAAACGTAGGAGGCAGTGAACTTAAAGTTGCTGATGTTAACCAAATTCAAACTACCGGAAGGTACAAGACTAATTCTTTAGTAGATAGATTTAGTAGACTGTACTTATACAATAACAAAAATATTTTCAATCCTAACCTTAACTACCAAACGTTAAGAATACAGTTATACTCTGACTATGAGGCTATGGATTCTGATCCTATTATCGCTTCAGCATTAGATATTATAGCTGATGAAGCTACAGTAAAGAATGATCAAGGAGAGATACTTGCTATAAAATCTTCTGATGAAAACTTACAGAGGGTACTTTATAACCTTTTTTATGATGTTCTTAATATCGAGTTTAATTTATGGTCATGGACTCGAAACATGTGCAAGTACGGAGACTTCTTCCTTAAATTGGAAGTTGCAGAAAAGTTTGGAGTATTTAATGTTCTTCCATATACCGTATACCATATTATTAGAGAAGAGGGGCTTGATTTAGATAATCCTTCTAAGGTAACTTTTAAGCTTGATCCTGATGGATTAGCTTCATCAATGAACCCTAACTACTTACCAAAGAAGAAAACAGATTCGAAAGTAGTAGAATTTGACAATTACGAAATAGCGCACTTTAGACTTATTTCTGATACTAACTACCTACCTTATGGACGTTCTTATTTAGAGCCTGCTAGAAAGATATTTAAACAGGTTACCCTGATGGAAGATGCGATGTTAATTCACCGTATCATGAGAGCTCCAGAGAAAAGAATGTTCTATATTAATGTTGGTTCTATTCCACCTAACGAAGTAGAGCAGTTTATGCAGAAGACTATTAATCAAATGAAAAAGACTCCTTATGTAGGAGAAGATGGTCAATACAACTTAAGATTTAACCTCCAAAATATGATGGAAGATTTCTACCTTCCAGTTCGAGGAGGAGATACTTCTACTAAAATAGAAACTACTAAAGGATTAGAATACGACGGTGTTACTGACGTTGAGTACCTACAATCTAAGATGTTTGCAGCACTAAAGATACCAAAAGCATATTTCGGGTATGAAGGGGACTTACAAGGTAAAGCAACACTTGCCGCAGAAGATATTCGTTTTGCTAGAACAGTGGAACGTATTCAGAAAATTATGGAATCTGAGCTTACTAAAATAGCTCTAGTACATCTATACACACAGGGATTCACAGGGGAAAGTTTAACTAATTTTGAACTTAAACTTACAGTTCCATCAATAGTATTTGAACAAGAAAAAATCGCTTTACTAAAAGAAAAAGTAGATTTAGCTACTCAAATGAAAGATACTAAGATGTTTTCTTCCGATTATATCTATGAAAAAATATTTGATATGTCTGAAGATCAATATATACAGGAAAGAGATTTAGTACGCGAAGACAGTAAAGCATCCTTTAGACTTGCTCAAATAGAAAACGAAGGTAATGATCCTGCTAAGTCCGGTACTTCTTACGGTACTCCTCACGATCTAGCTTCTATGTATGGTAGAAGATCTGTTGCTACTCCAAAAGGTGGATCACCAGGTGAAGTTCCAACAGGTTATTCTGAATCAGAACCTAAATGGGGAGAACCAGGACCTGAAGGAGGAAGACCAAAAGAAAAAGCATCAGTTTACGGAACTAATCAAAACCCAGTAGGAGGACGAGACCCTCTAGGAGTTCAAGGCATGCATGGCGGTTACCCATCTGATAATGAGAACGTGATGGAAAACCTTACAACTCAAGCTGTCTACCATAAAAATAAAGAAGCCCTAAAGAATATTGTATTTAGTAAAGAAGAAACATCTGAACCTGATTTGCTTAAGGAATCTAACATAAAAGATTTAGGTAACTAATACATATTTATATATAGTAAACGTGTATAATGAAGATAAAACACTCCAAATTTCGTAATACAGGTCTTATTTTTGAATTATTAGTTAAGCAAGTAGCTGCTGATACTTTAGATAATAAAGATTCAGCCGCAGTTAGCATACTTAAGAACTTCTTTGGTTCTAAGTCTCTATTATCGAAAGAATACAGATTATACGAATTTATAATAAAAAATAAGAATGTAAGTCAAAATAAAGCTGAAGCTATTGTTTCGACTATAACAGAGGTCTCTCGAAAATTCGATCAAAAATTACTTAAAAAGCAAAAGTATAAACTTGTTTCTGAAATAAAAGAAAGTTACAAGCTAGAGGAATTTTTCGGAATGCAAGTTAGAGACTATAAACCTCTAGCTGCATTGTACTGTTTACTAGAAGCACAAAATACGGATACTTTTGTTGAGCCGAAAGCTTTAATAGATAATAAGACTACTATACTGGAGCATTTAACTTCTACTCCACAGAAGCAGGAAGATGTTAAAGATACCCTAATCGAAGAGTATTCTAAGTATGATAAAGATCTCAAGCTTTTAACGTTTAAAATACTTTTAGAAAAATTTAATAAAAAGTATAAGAATTTACTTCCTCAACAGAAAAATATTTTAAAAGAATTTATTACTTCTGTTAATTCTCAATCTCGTTTACGTACTTTAGTAAATGAAGAATTAACTAAGATTAATGAAAACATAAGAACATATACAAGCTCAGTTAAGGATGAAGTAATAAAAATTAAATTAGACGAGAT